ACGTTTTCTAAGACGCCGATAGAAAAAGAATATCACCCACAGCCGGATATAAACAGAAATGAATCTGTTGGCTTTGTATTAGGCAACGGTACCAGTAGAAAACCTATTCCTCTAACTGAACTACGTACGCATGGAAAAATATATGGATGCAATGCACTGTACAGAGAGTTTTCTCCTGATCATTTAATTGCAGTTGATACAAAAATGATAAAAGAAATTTCTGGAAGAAGCTATCAAATGAATCATCAAGTTTGGACCAATCCAAACAGATACACAAGAGAAGTTCCAAAGTTAAATTTGTTTAATCCTAATCTAGGATGGAGCAGCGGACCAAGCGCATTGATGTTGGCAAGCACACACGGATATAAAACAATTTACATCTTAGGATTCGATTACGAAGGAATAGGGTTAAGAAAAGAGTTAGTAAATAATGTGTATGCAGGCACTGAGAATTATAAACGAGAAAACGAAAGAGCTACATATTTTGGAAACTGGGCTAGACAAACTGCAACTTGTATAAAGAAAAATAACAATATAAGATATATAAGAGTTGTCGAAGATCAAAACAGTTTTGTGCCAGAAACTCTATCAGGATTGGTAAATTTAACACACATCACAGTAGATTTATTTAAAAAAAGATTTAACTTACTTTAAAATTTTAAAAAATGTGCTTAAATACACCCATTTAAGCATGATTTTTTAAATAAAGTGTAAATATAACTGACAGCCTTGACAACTAAATAAGGAGATAACAATGACTGATCGCAACAAGTTTGAAGAAATGCTTGAGCGTCTGATTAACGAAGATCGCGCCGGAGCAGAAGAACTATTCCACGAAATCGTGGTAGAAAAATCACGTGAAATTTATCAAAATATGATCGAGTCGGAAGACGAAGATGATGAAGATGATGATCTAGAAGAAGCCACTGACGAAGAAGTAGATGAGTCAGAAGAAGACGAACTAGAAGAATCAGATGAAGAAGATCTTGAAGAAATGTTCGGACTAGACGAGTTTGAAGTTGAAGCACCTGCTATGGGTGGTGACCCAACTGACGACATGATGGGCGACATGGGAATGGACATGGGCGACGAAGGCGACATGGACATGGACATGGGCGACGAAGGTGAAGGTGATGTAGAAGACCGCATCGAAGATCTAGAAGACGCACTAGAAGAATTAAGAGCAGAGTTCGAGCAGCTAATGGGCGGCGATGACGAAGGCGACGACGAAGGCGACGACGAAGGCGACATGGACGACATGGGCGACGACGAAGGCGACGACGAAGAATCGAAAGAAGCATTTGCACCAGCTTTTGAAGCAAAAGCAAAAGGCAAGCAAACAGCAGCTGAACAAATGCGTGAATACGTAGAAAAAGTAAGTGCAACAATGGGCGACAACGGCGTTAACACCAAGAGCGCAGTTGCTGGTAAAAACGACATGGGCGGTACAACTGCTAACATCGCTAAAAACGCAGATGGCGGCAAAGGTGGTACACAAGGTGGTCTACTAAATCCGTCAACTAAAGAAGAAAACGCTGGTAACATAAATGTTCCTGGCGGTAAGGCTGGTAAGTCAATGACATCAGCAAAATCCCCTGCAAAGGGAGACAACGGCGCCAATTCTAAATCAATAATGGGCAGCTAAGGTTAAGGAAAGCTGATGAACTACCTACGTGAACATTTAAGTTTCGACCAAGCAAGGATAGTCGTTGAGTCTGCTGATGAAGGCAAAAACCTTTATATGAAAGGAATTTGTATTCAAGGCGGAGTACGCAACGCAAATCAGCGTGTTTATCCCGTTAGAGAGATTGGCAGGGCTGTCACCACGCTCAGCGAACAAATCCAAGGCGGATACTCAGTGCTCGGGGAAGTAGATCATCCAGAAGGCCTTAATATAAACTTGGACCGCGTCAGCCACATGATTACTGAAATGTGGATGGACGGACCTAACGGTTACGGAAAATTAAAAATCCTACCTACACCGATGGGACAACTAGTCAGAACAATGCTGGAAAGCGGCGTAAAGCTAGGTGTCTCATCGAGAGGTAGCGGTAACGTTAGTGAAAGCGGTTCGGGTGAAGTATCAGATTTTGAGATAATCACTGTGGACGTAGTGGCACAGCCTAGTGCTCCAGGTGCTTATCCTACACCAATTTATGAACACCTAATGAACACACGAGGTGGATACAAGGCAATTTTAACTAGTAAAGAAGTCCAAGGCGATAAACAGGCACAAAAATACATTGCAGAGAGCTTATTAAACATAATAAGCAGGCTCCAATAAAAGGAGAAAATTATGGAAGCACTAAAAGCCCTTTTAGAGAGTGACGCAATTACTGAAGCAATGAGAACCGAGATACAAGAAGCATGGACAGCAAAAATTGCTGAAAATCGCAGACAAGTAACTGTCGAACTTCGTGAGGAATTTGCAAAAAAATACGAACATGACAAAAGTGTTATGATCGAAGCTATTGATTCTATGATTAGCGAAAAGCTAGTAGAAGAAGTAACAGAATTCCAAGAAGATCGCAAGCAACTAGCAGAAGCAAAAGCAAAATATGCAATAGCTATGAAAGAAAATGCAAACCTATTAAAAAGATTTGTAAGTGAAACTTTAGTAAAAGAAGTTTCCGAACTTCATGAAGATCAAAAGTCTATGGCATCAAAGTTTTCTGCTCTTGAAGAATTTGTAATCGAACAACTTGCAAAAGAAATTGCCGAGTTCCAAGAAGATAAACAAGATCTAGCTGAAACAAAAGTACGTCTAGTACGTGAAGCAAAAGATCACGTTGCTAAAGTCAAGTCTGACTTTATCAATAGAAGTGCAAAACTAGTATCAGAAACAGTTAGCAAGACTCTTAAAAAAGAAATTGTACAACTTAAAGAAGATATTGACACTGCACGTCAACACGACTTCGGTCGTAAACTATTCGAAGCATTTGCTTCTGAATATTTAAATTCACATCTAAATGAAAAGTCTGAAACAAAGAAACTATTAAAAGTACTTGAGTTAAAAGACAAGCAAATAGCAGAAGCAAAAGTGATTGCAAGAAAAGCAACACAAATTGCCGAATCTAAAGATGTAGAAGTAAAACGTTTAGTTGAATCAGCTGAACGTCAAAAAGTACTAAATGAGTTGACTGCACCGTTAGGTAAAGATCAACAAAGTATTATGATGGACTTACTGGAATCAGTACAAACAGCAAAACTACGTTCTGCGTTTGACAAGTACCTACCTTCAGTCGTTGAAGGTAAATCTCCAGCAAAGCAGAAGGCAATTTTAAAAGAAGGCACAGAAGTAACAGGCAACCGTACACAAAATAATAATAGTAACGCAGACGTAGATAGCAACGTAGTTGATATTAAGCGTCTAGCCGGAATTAAATAAGGAGATTAAAATGTCAGAACTATTAGAAAGTCGCTGGCAGGAGACAAAAGGTGCGCTTCTCGAAGGCCTAAACGGTAACAAAAAATCCGTTATGGCAACAACGCTAGAAAATACTCGTAGATATCTAGCTGAATCTGCAACTTCCGGTGCTTCTGCTGCTGGTAATATCGCAACACTAAACCGTGTAATTCTTCCAGTAATTAGACGTGTTATGCCAACAGTTATCGCAAACGAACTTGTTGGTGTTCAACCAATGACTGGTCCAGTTGGCCAAATTCACACTCTACGTGTGCGTTATGCTGACGGCAACAACGGTGCAACTGCTGGTTCAGAAGCACTAAGCCCATTCAATATTGCTGCTTCGTACTCAGGTACACCAAGCTCGTCAGCTGCACCAAGTGCAACTGGTGCTCTAGAAGGTGTAGCTGGTAACAGACTAAGCATCCAAATCTTGAAGCAAACTGTCGAAGCTAAGTCACGCAAGCTATCAGCTCGCTGGACTTTCGAAGCTGCTCAAGATGCTCAGTCACAGCACGGTATTGACGTTGAAGCAGAAATCATGGCTGCTTTAGCACAAGAAATCACTGCTGAAATTGACCAAGAGATTCTTAGCAGCCTAAGTTCTCTAGCAGGCACTGCACAAACTTACGACCAAGCTGCCGTAAGTGGTACTGCTACATTCGTAGGTGACGAACATGCTGCACTTGCAGTTCAGATCAACCGTACAAGCAACCTAATTGCACAGCGTACACGTCGTGGCGCTGGTAACTGGGCTGTTGTTTCGCCAACTGTTCTAACTGTACTACAGTCAGCAACTACTTCAGCATTTGCTCGCACAACTGAAGGTACTTTTGAAGCACCAACTAACACTAAGCTAGTAGGTACTCTAAACAGTGCAATGAAAGTTTATGTTAACACATATGCTTCGGGTGACGATGTTCTTGTTGGTTATAAGGGTACTTCAGAGTCAGACGCAGCAGCGTTCTACTGCCCATACATCCCGCTAATGAGCAGCGGTGTTGTACTAGACCCAACAACTTTCGAACCAGTTGTTAGCTTCATGACACGTTATGGTTATGTAGAACTAACTAACACTGCTTCGTCGCTTGGTAACGCAGCAGACTACCTAGGTAAAGTAGCAGTAACAACTGCAAACCTAAGCTTCAGCTAATAGCTAAGTGTAGTCACAAAAAGAAAAATAGCGCCTTCGGGCGCTATTTTTTTGACTGATACATTA